GGCAACGCGGTTATCCACGATACGGGCCCGATCGGAAGCGCGACACGGCAAAATATGGCCACGTCCGCCATCGTCTATTGTGCGGCTTCTGACGTGCTGAGCGTTCAGCTCGTGCCCAGCGTCAACGTGACGCTTGACGCCATCGCAGAGGCCAGCGCCAACGCCAGCCCGATTCTGCACATCGTCAGTCTATAGGAGACGCCATGTACTACCGCATCTACGACCTCGCCACACTTACCACGCAGTATACCGACGACCTCGGGAATCTCTATGAGGACATCGGCGACGCACCATTCGAGGACGTGCCCAGTGCCGACGAAGCCGTCGCCATGGTGCGCACGGAGCGCAACGCAAGGCTGTCTGATTGCGACTGGACACAGCTTGCTGACTGTCCGCTCCCCGCGCCGACGGTGACCGAGTGGCGCATCTACCGGCAGGAACTCCGTGATTTGATGGGCGACTTTGCATGGAACGTCTCGACATGGCCAAGCAAGCCGTGATATACTAAAGATGCTCACGGCTCATGGGCAACTCACACTCGCCACCACGCCGCTCCCGCCACATGGGGCGGCGTTGTGGTATACTGTGAGCGTAGCAATCGGCTACAGTATGTCCACATGTATATATCACACCGAACCCCGCACTGCCTGATAGTGCGGGGTTCGGTGTCGTCACGTGGGGTGATGCAAGAGCAGTATAGCAGGCTCTAAAAAACTCGTCAAAAACTCGTCGAAAATTGGTCTATTTTGTGTTGCATTTGTGTTGACGATTGTGCTATAATGTGTTCATAAGGTTCAGAGAGAACCGAAACGAAGGAGAAAGAGCCATGAGCACCATCAGCCGCCAAATCATCACCGCCGCCGTCAACGTCACCGAGAGCGACGCCTACAGCGCGAGCGACATCGCCGCCGCCATGCTGGACGTGGTGTGGCGCGACGCCGACGACTGGACTGTGGAGTTTGTTCGCGAGGTGATGACCACGGTGATTTTCGTTGTCAGCACTGACGACAACGACGAGTACGCCGACGTTGCCGACATCATCACCACTGCAGCGCGCGCTATCATGACCGGCGCGGCACGCGCTGAGGATGAGCAGGGCTGGGTTGACGTGGATGACATCGAGGTTGAGTTCGCCTAGTCCCACGACGAAACCGGCGGCGATGACCTCAAAGCCGGTCTGCTGGTGAGTGCCAGCACTGATGAGTCGCAGAAGGAGAATCCCATGAGCAATCTCGCAACGTTCCCAGTCCGCATCCGCACCCAGTTCGAGCTTGACCAAATCGCCGCCGCGTACCGCATCGCACAGGAAATGGCCACCGACATGCCGCCCTCACAGCTGCAGTTCATGGCGGACGTGTTCAGCGGTGTGGCAGAGGCCAACGACGACGACATCGCTCGGGGCATGGCGCAGGCGTTCTTGGACACACTGGAGACCATCGGATAGCCACGACGAAACCGGCGGCGATGACCTCAAAGCCGGTCGCTGGGTGAGACCCAGCCTGATGAGTCGATAGACAAAGGAGGACCCCATGAGCAAGGTGATTTTTCTCGAGCGCGCCATCCTGAACGTCACGGAGAGCGCCGATCGCTGGGTGGCAGGCTATGCCGCCATCATCACGACACCTGAGGAGACCTACGCCCTGCAGGTGCGCAAGGTCGACCTGACCAAGCTGCCGTACGTGAGCGAGGAGGCGATCGGCTACGTCATGTGCGCACTGTGGGCGCACACTGCGACGGGCATGGAGAGCGTGGCCACATGGTGGTGCAACGTCCACGAAGTCGGCAAGCACGTCGGCGAGCTGCTCCAGCAGGAGGTGACCGTATCATGGCACCAGTAGACAAAGAGTTTGCCAAGCTCGTCACCTGGCTCATTCAGTGGCGAGCCATGGTAGCCCAGCACATCGCCGACGGTGTGCTGACTGAGGAGCAGGCGGATACCATCGACCGCTCGACCGTACTGGAGATTGACCGCCTGCGCCGGTTGCGACGGCGCCGTATCGAGGAGGTTGCACCATGATTGACTGGGCAGCAGTATTTGTAGCAGTGGTGACGTTCGCTGGAGTAGTGGCAGGCGCGTGGCTGGGAGAGAAGTTCGAAGATTGGAGAGAGCGATAATGCAAAAGTACATTGTGTGTTCATTCATTGGCACCGCTGTCCGCTGGGTGACAGCACAGCCGCCCGAATTCACCGGTGTCTATGACACCGATAGGTACGGGGAATTGCAGAATTTTTCGGTGTGTGACACCAGCGTCGGTGACGCCGTCTTCCACACCGACGTGTGGGGGCGTCGGGCGGAGTACACCGTCGTTGTCAACGACATCACCTATGGGAATGCGGAGTATCCGGACGAGTACGTATTCGTCGCCCGCTGGAAGCAGTGGGTGACAGAATGAAACAGTTTTTCTTTGTCAAGCCCATGGCCACCGACATGCACATCACCGTGTCACAGCGCGGTGAGCCCATCGAGGTGATGACGCCCAACATGGACGGGTACACGGTGCTGGCGGAGTGGCGCATCGAAATCACGGTGGGCGGGGCTCCGCTCCTGTACAAGCGGATCATGATGCCGCCCAATGCGCACGAGCACGACGTGATGGTCATGGTGGACACCGTCATCGGCATTGAGTTCACTGAGGGCATGTGCTCAGTGAAAGGATTCGAAGTACAGGAAGGAGACTACTAGTCATGGCAGAAGCAGTAATCGCAATTGCAATCATGGCGTGCGTCTGTATGCTCGCCGCTACGATTGTCAGCGCCCTTGCATGGTACGAGCGCTATAGCGCAAAGTGGCACCATGAGATGATGCTGGAGAGCTACGCCGACGGCTGGGACGCCGCCTGCGAGGTGCTCCGCCAGCGAGAGGAGCAACGACGTGGATAAGCTCGCACAGATTCAGGCGCTGCTCGAAGAGCGCAACGCACTCAACCGCCAGCTCGACTATATCACAGAAAAGGCGGTGCGGGCACAGTACATCAAGCGCATCGCCGCCATCGGCGCGCAGATTGAACGGATGAAGGAGCAGCGATGACCCCGAAGAACCATTTGCACGTCCGAGCCGACGCAGAGTTCGACAGCGCCATCACGGCACTCATCGAAGCGCTGGCCAAGCGTGACGGCGTCAAGCCCACGAAGTCCACCGCAGTTCGCCGAGCCGTCATCTACATGGAGCGCATGATGCGCACCGCTGAGAAGGAGCAAAACGATGTCAAGTGATTTCACCCTCCCCGGCTACCAGCCCGAAGTCATCGCCGAACCCGGCGACCGCTACCCGCTCATCTACTGGCTCAACACGACCAAGCTTGGCGGTGTGGTCGGCGCATGGCACACCGGCGATTTCTCCGAGCTCCCCGCCCCGTGGAGCCGCGTCGAGCGGTTCGACAACGAGGAGCATGGCTTTGAGACGCAAAGCCTCACCTTCGTGCCGCTCCGCATGCGCCAGCAGTGGTACCTGAACTACACCACGCCGCAGGGCGACACCGTCATCAAGGCGGTGCCACACTACATGGACGCGGTGTCGGGCAAGACGTTCCTCGAAAAGCACGGCGGTGGCATGTACCTGGGTATCCGCAGTGCGAGCCAAGTGCTGGCCATGGTGCAGGGCATTGACCGCCCCGTGGTCGTGCAGACGAAGGGCATGGTCGCCATGCACGCGTTTAAGCGTGTCACCAAGAAGAGCCCTGGCGGCGAGGTCTACCGCATGGTCAATGCGATGCTGGGCGTGGCCAATCAGACCCGCAAGGGCGCCGACCTCATCCCGCACTTTGCGTTTTGGGTGACACTCAAAACTCCGCTGAACGCCAAGGGCAAGATTGCCACGGCAGAGGTGGGAGCAGGTGCTATCATCGTCTACCCTCAGCTGGACATGAAGCCCGAGGACATTACTCGGGAGCACCTCGTACAACGCTTCGTCGGGCGTGACAAGCTTCAGCTCGCCCATGCCATGTACCTCGACGGGGAGGCGTGGGCCAACGAGCCACCACGCAATGACTTCGAGAGCGAGGCGGTGGCCATGCCGGAGCCACGTCCGGCGGTGAATGCGCCCCAGCCGATCGGTGAGGAAGATAGCCCGTTCTAAGAGAATCACCGCTCCCCGCTCTATGTCACGATGCAGGGCGGGGAGCAAGCAGGGAGGAGATGGAGTGATGGATGAGTTTTTTCATGTACAGTCATACGAAGCGCTGAGGCAGCTCATTGCACAGCGACAAGGCACAGTTATGTATCACACTCCATTGCCCGATGATGAGTATCACTGTCGCATCGTCATTGAAAATGACATCGTTGACGTATACGGCAGAATCAGCAATGTTGTCCTCAATGAGCAGTATCGCCCACGCAATTTTGACATTAGAGTTACCTCAGTGATTCATATGCCAGACCAAGTAACTCGCTAAGCCACCACTCCCCGCTCTGCATCATGACACAGAGCGGGGAGCAAGCAGAGAGGAGATAGCATGAACGCAAAGCAGGAATTTGTTAAACACACTTCTGACAGGGAGGTCAAGTGTGCGATTGTGACCAGGTATGATGACGACACGGTAGTTGCATCGCTCAAAGTTGGACACACGAACGATGACTATCAAGAATTTTTGCGCCTGCTCGATTTTGAGTATGATGATGGGTATGGCCTCATGGAACTACAAGGCACTATCTGGTATGTAGACGGTACGCACTCAGATCGCGGGGAGTACGATGGGCTTGAGTGGTGGGAGTACATGGGAGCGCCGACAATCCCGGAATCATTGCAGTAGCCACCGCTCCCCCGCTCTGTGTCACGATGCAGGGCGGGGTTCTTTCATCGCTCGGCGGTGTGTGTTATAATGTATCTACTATTGTATGGAGGGATTATGCCCGCACGAAAAGACAAAGTGACCGCACCGCATCAGTACATGAGCGTGCGCTTGCCCGTGCCAGTGATTGAAGCGCTGTCACGCATGGCAGACCAAAAGAAAGTCAGTCGTAATCGCTTGGTTATCCAAGCACTCATCAAGCTGGCTAAGCGCCACATCGAGGAGGCGAAGTGATGAAGTTGGGTCGATATAATTGCGCCACTGGATTGATTTCTGTGCTGTATCAGCATGGCGACTTGATTGTGCGAACATCAAGTATTTTGGATTGGAGTTTGGTCGATAAGCTCCAAAAGGAAAACTCGTTCGCAGTCGGATTTATTCAGGACACTATCTGGGAGAAGTATGTTTGGGGCGGTGAGCGCAACTTTATTGTTCTTATCTGCGAAAAAAATAACGATCCAGTTGGATATATATTGATTACTCCTGGTCATGGAGCCATGACATACGCAAAGATTCAACAAATCGTTGTACGAAGTGATGCACGACGGCTTGATTATGGTACGGCTCTGCTCACTGTGGCACGCGATTTTTGCGAAACATTTTCGCTTCGTGGGTTTACTCTTCGATGTCGCACTGATTTAGAGAGTAATTATTTTTGGAGGGCATTGGGTTTTGTACAGTATGGAACGTGGCAAAAAGGAAAAGTTAATCATGTTGGAATGAAAGCCAGCAATGATATTAACTTGTGGCGAATTGACTTGAACTCAAATCTGATAATGTTGCCATGCTTTATTGAGGAACAATCATGACTCAATCCACCGCAGAAGCGGTGCTGGCACGTCTCAGAGACATTGTAGAGGTCGGAGACGGTCGGTACCGCGCTAATTCCCCATATCGCCCAAACTCGGACTCACAGAGCTTTGCATTGACCATCCACGGGCCAGAGCATGGCGTGTGGTTCGACCACGTCAGCCAGCAGAGTGGCACGCTGTATCAGCTCGCCAAGCACCTCGGCGTGGCACTGCCAGAGCAAGGCCCCGTCAGTGACACTAAGGCGGCGAAGACGTTCGAGCAGTTTGCGCAGGATCATGGCGTGGACGTGGCTGTGTATGAACGGGCGGGGTGGCGGGCAACGACGTATCAGCGATTGCCCGCCATTGCGTTTGAGACAAAGACGGGAGTGCGCTACCGCCTGCTGTCGGGGTCAAGCAAGTACAAAAGCGTCATGGGGTATAAGCCGTGCTGGTATCGTCTTGACGAAGCCATCGCACTGGCCAAAGAAAAGAATGCGCCGCTCGTACTCTGTAATGGCGAAGCGTCCACCGTGCCCGCACAGGCTATGGGAGTGCCTGCAACGTGCGTTACGGGCGGAGCGGAACGTCAGATACCAGAAGCACTATTACAAGAGCTTACAGAGGCGTACAGCGGCGATATTGTCATTGCGCTTGACTGCGACGAAAAGGGGCGTACATCGGCACGCAAGCTACACGCCCAGCTTAAGACGGTGGCCACGCTCCAGCCACGCATGGTTGACCTGAAGCTCGGCGACAAAGGCGACATCGCCGACTACCTGCGGTTGTGGTCGCCCGTTGATTTGTACGCCTTGCCAGACATCGCCAAGCAAGAGTACATCACCGCCTTGCCACGCTCTATCACGGCGGCGGAGCTCCAACACGTCGAGGTGCCCCCACTCGAGTACCTGATTGACGAATTGATGGTGCCCGGGTGCTACCTGCTGGCAGGCGCACCGAAGAGCCGTAAAAGCTTCGTGGCTCTGCACATGGCCATCGCCATCGCATCGGGCGGAACCGTGTTTGGGCGGTTCAATGTGCCAAAGAAGTACGGCGTGTTGTACCTTGACTTGGAGATGAGCCAGAACTCTGTCTACCGCCGTGTGAAGACGATGATGCAGCAGGGTATGGTGTGGCCAAAGAATCTGCATTTCATGTTCAACGATGCTTGGACATTTCGTGGAGTCGAAGCCGGTGCGCACCTCGACAACTGGTTGGACGTGCATACCGACGTGCGAGTCGTAATCATCGACGTGCTTGCACAGTGGAAGGAGCCGGTTGACCCACGCACGCCTGTCTACACCGCCGACTACGATGCACTGAAGTTTATCCAGCGCATTGCTACACGGCGCAACATTGCCATCATCGTGGTGCACCATACGAACAAGTCGAAGATGAGCAAGGGCGACAACCCGTTCGATAAAATCAGCGGGTCAACTGGCATCCAAGGCGCGGTCGATGCCATGTGGCTCCTCGTGCGTGATCCTGAAAACCCCATGGCCACCACGTTGCAAATGACTGACCGCAATATCTTTGACATTGACCGCGTTGACCTCATCTGGGACGACTACCTAGGATGTCACACCGTTGACCCACGAGCGAAGCTCCTGCAAGGCGCAACCGCAGAGCGCAAAGCGGTGTACCAAGCACTGGCGGATCATGGCGCCACGATGACTCCTGCAGAGCTTGCCAGCATCGTCGGGAAGAGCGATGCGAACGTAAAGAAGATGTTGTCACGGCTCGTACAAGACCAGCTCGTTGAGAAGGTGGGATATGGCCGGTATAAGACTATCCCTATTATAAATAACGGTTACTCTGGTTACTCTGGTAATTCTAGTTACTCTGGTTACTCTGGTTACTCTATAGATGAGAGTAACCAAGAGAGTAATCAGAGAGTAACCGAAGAGTACCCAAGAGTAACCGGGAGTAACTCAAGAGTAACTACGGGGTTTGAGGCAATACAATCACCTAAACCCCCCAAGAGTAACCAGAGTAACCAATATTTGTATAGAGAGCACATCATCAGAGAGCTGGGGCGCAAGGTTATATTGGAGAATGTGCTGATTCCAAGCTTTGCCAGTCGCATTGAATGGCCTGCGGTGCGTGCAGAACTGCAAGCCATGGTCGACGCTGGAGAGCTTCGCAGTATATCGACGGCACGGGGTATTGCCTATCAAGTGGCATCGCTCGCCACATCGTAAAAAATAGGAGTGACTTATGCCCGAAATCACTGTTTATTCAAAGCTAGCAGCGCTAGCAGAGATTCAGCGCCAATACTACCAAGATGACCCTCAGCCTGTGCGCTACGGGGCGCATGTCTACCGCATCGAGAACCTGGGACTGGACACGTCCGACGACGGCTGGTGTACGTGCTGCGACGTGTACCAAGCACTGCGAGACAGCACCGTCATCGCCATGTGGCCAACGTGGCACGACTGGGAAGACCACGGCATCGGCGAAGCGATACAAAGGGAGATTCTATGACCACCACAGAGTGCCTTGTCTGCAAGGCTGATGCCGTGCAGCCCCCCTATCCTCAGCTCTGCATTACGTGCAAAGCGCACGGCATCAGCTGGGCCCTACGTCGGATTAGCGCGGAGTGCGACGCACTGTCTGCACAGTGGGGGAGCGCCGTGGCCGCACTGAGTGAGACCGAGCAAGTCCGCTTCACCAAGCTTCTCGAGGCGTGGAGCGACCTCACGTTGCCAGCGACGTACAGAGCCAAGCAAGAAGCATCGACCGCCTTTTGGAAGCGCGTCAATGCCACCATCGCCAAGGGCGACGCATTCGGCGATGCCGTGGCACGGTGGCGACAGCACCAGCGCCGTGACGGTGATCGGTTGGCACTGCGCATCCAGCAGGCATGGCTGGAACGTGATGGCCAAGGGGAGATGGATATATGAGACCGAGCATCGTCAAAGACCCGCACGTCGTCAAGCAAGTGCGAGCCATGCGCCTGCGTGGTGAGAGCGTGAATCAAATATCGCGCCGCCTCGGCATCTCACGCCCGACCGTGAGTAAGATTGTCAAAAAGCACCGCATCACTCCGCTCAAGCAGACACCCGCATGGATGGAACGCCTAAGGGCGCGACGGCAGGAACTCCGCCAGCGCATCGCCGAGGCACCACGAAACGCACTGCCGTGGACAGCCAGCGAGGAGGCGTGGCTGATTGAGAATGCCAGCAACACCAACGCACAGCTCGCAGCGCTTCACCTTGGCCGCACCGACGAAGCCGTGCGCAAAAAAGCACAGCTGCTCGGCGCTGAGTTGCTGATTAGCACTAGCTGGACGAAAGACGAAGACGACTACCTGCGCAATTACTTCGACCGCAAGAGCATCAAGGATATTGCCAAGCACCTCGACCGTGGCTATTACGGTGTGAGGAAGCGCATGATAGCGCTGGGCCTTGGCACCAAGCTCGACCAAATCGATAATCGCATCACTGCGCAAGACATCGCCTTGCGCCTTGGCGTCGATGTGGACGCATCGCGCGAGTGGATGCGCCAGCAACGCCTTCCCTGTGAACTCATCGGGAAGTGGCTGGTCACCGATGAGGGAGCGGTCACCGAGTGGCTCGAATCGGGCAACATCTTGCGTGCCGATCGGGCGGCACTCGACTACCGCGACCGCATCATGTACGACCGCGCAATTGCGGAGCACTACACCACGGCGTACCTGCGCTCACTCGATGTGCCCGCATTGTCGGCCATGAATCTTTACGTGCGCAACGAGGAGGGGCGGCGCCTTCTTCCGCAAGCACTCCGCACCGGCGTGGCCCCCAGTGCGGAGACGACGTACTACCGCAAGAGTGCCGTGTGGGCATGGTGCTACTACGTGGGCCACGTCGTGCCCGAAACCATCGCCGACCCCGACCTCGCCGACGTGATGACCGCATGGCTCACGGAGTTTGTCACCACGCTGGAACTACGCAAGTACATTGCGAAACGAGAGCAAAACCATTGGGGGACAAACAAGGGATTCCCCCAGTCCGTCATTCGCAGTCGCGTATACAACCGCGCCGAGGTTGTGACATGGCTTCGTGCGCATGGCAAGCACGACATCGCCCACCGATTGACCCGTGGCGCTATCCTGTGCTACGATGACCTCATCAGAGACCGGCGGAGCCGGAGCAAGGGGGCGCAATGAGACGCGCAGCCAAAGTCGATTTAAATCAGCGTGTCATCGTGGAAGCACTCCGCCGTGTCGGGGCGTCCGTCATCGACCTGTCAGCGGTCGGCGATGGATGCCCCGATTTGCTCGTGGGATACCGTGGCCATACGTGGCTCATCGAGGTCAAGAGCGCACGGGGCAAGCTAACGCCTGCACAGAAAGTGAGGCATGCGGAGTGGAACGGCTTCCCCATCGCCGTGGTCAAGACGGTGGAGGAGGCGTGGCTGCTGATTGGTGCGGTGCGATGAGCATCCGCTGGCGGCGCACCATCGGGCGCTGGGAGTACTATCTATGGCTGGCCCCGTCCGGCAGGTATGAACTCTGTCGGACGATGCCAGACGATGCGGCGGACGACGTGGTGGCACGAGGTCGCATCTACGGAGAGATGAGTGCCAGCGAGGTGCTGGCCTACGTCATAGAGGAGCTGAGGGAGATAGCTGATGAGATGGAGAAGACCGTTGAGCCACAGTGAGACGGCCACATTAATTCTGCTGTGCTGTGCCAGCGCCGTGCTCGTCATCGTGACGACGGTGGGTGGCATCGTGGCCAAGCACTGGGGAGGCGATGATGAGTAACTTTACGCAACGTTACATTGACGTGGACGATATGGGGCATGTCGAACTGATTGACGCCATGATCCTGCCAGCACTTGCTAAAGTGGACATGACAGCACGGGTCAGCATGGCCGGCGATGCCCAACCTCGCACGGACGATGAGCGGGCAAAGTTGGCCACGTATCTGGCGACGCATCACCATATGTCACCGTTCCGCCACAGCGTGATTACTCTGTGTGTTGAAGCGCCCGAGTTCGTCGCCAGACAGTGGTACAAGCACATCATCGGCGCTGAGTACGCCTTCAAAGACACTCCATGGAACGAAGTCAGCATGCGCTACGTAGTGACGGACGACGTGTATATGCCGAGTGAGTGGCACCGGCAGGCGCCCAAGAAAAAGCAGGGCGCCAGCGACGAGGTGCACGAGAATAGCGACGTGATGCGCATCGCCTACGAGGAAGCCGTGCGCACAGCGGTGCAGACGTACAATTTAATGATTGAGTGTGGCGTGGCCAGAGAAGAAGCCCGCATGGTGCTCCCACTCAGCATCAAGACGCGCTTCTATTGGACCGCGTCGCTCCAAGCGCTGGCGCACTTCGTTGCGCTGCGTAGTGCGCCCGATGCGCAAAGCCATATCCGCCGCTATGCGGAAGCGGTGGAGGCAATCTGCGTGGAGCACTTCGCGACCGTGTGGGAGGTGCTCCGTGATTGAAATGACCATCATGGCAGTAGCAGTATGCATCACCGTTGTATCATATGCGCTCCTCGTTGCCATCGGTGCCATAGCCTACAAGAATTATCGGAGTCACAATGATTGAAATATTGCTCGGCCTCGTCTGTGCGTTGGGCATGTGCCACGTGGAGCACATCGCCATCACACCGGAAGCCGCCGCCGTGGCCACGTGCGAAAGCGGCGACACCGTCACGCTGGGCTCACTCGACTGGGGCGCTACCAACGTCAACATCGACGGCACGACGGACGGCGGGGCGTGGCAGATTAATGACTACTGGATTTGGAACCCAGCCGATCGGTGGATGATGCGCCCCATCGCACAGCGCCTCGGCATGGTCAGCGACGATGTCCTGCGGGCATGGCCACACATCGCCGACGCACCGCCCGCCGTGCAGTACGCCGCCTTCGAGGTGATATGGAGTGACGGCTATGGGTGGCAACATTGGTCAGCATCCAAGCCGTGCTGGGAGCAGTGGCTGGACATCGACGAGACAGGGAGGGCAACATGGCGCTACTAAACGATAGGCAAATTCTGGAACGATGCTACGCACAGCGCATGATTGAGCCGTGCCAGATGCACAGCTCCCACGGCATCAGCCACGGCATCAGTAGCTTCGGCTACGATATGCGCGTGGCCACCGAGTGGACATGGTTCACTCAGCACGCCACGGTGCTCGACCCCAAGCACGTCACGGAGTCGCAGGTGCATCGCGCGACGGCTGAGTCGATTACCATGCAGCCCGGTGACTTCGTGCTGTGCCGGAGCGTGGAGTACTTCCGCATTCCCGATGACATCATGGTGGTCGTGCTGGGCAAGTCGACGTACGCCCGCTGTGGCATCATCGTCAATGTGACTCCGCTCGAGCCCGGCTGGGAGGGCCATGTCACCATTGAGCTGAGCAACACCAACACGGTGCCCGTCAAAGTGTACGGCAACGAGGGCATTGCACAGTGCCTGTTCTATCACGGCGACCGTCCGACGATTACGTACGCCGATCGGCGGGGCAAGTACCAAGGACAGCTGGGCGTGACGTTGCCAAGGAGCGGGGAATGATGATGCACTTCAACACGAAGCCACTCACTCTTGATGAAGTCATCGCCGAACACGGCGACCGCATTGTGCGTGTGCACTACAGCATCGACAGCGCCGACATGCTGCCAACACTGGTAATCAAAGTAACGGACAGATATTTGACCACACTTCGCTACATCAATGCAAACAATCTCTGGCAACTCCAAGCCTACACGTTGGACGCATCAATCCACGAGCCACGCAACGACGATGCGGTACGCCGTGTTCTTGATGTAGTGCGAAAGATGGGAGCACCATGAACTACGAACTCCACCTCGGCGACAATCGTGAGGTACTCCGCTCCATGCCGTCCGACAGTGTGGACAGCATCGTCACCGATCCGCCGTATGAGCTCGGCTTTATGGGGAAGCGATGGGATAGCACGGGCATCGCCTACGACCAATCACTGTGGGCGGAGTGCCTGCGAGTGTTGAAACCAGGTGGGCACTTGATTGCGTTCGGTGGTACTCGGACATATCACCGCATGACCGTCGCCATTGAGGATGCAGGCTTTGAGATACGGGATTGTATTCAATGGATATATGGCTCGGGATTCCCGAAAAGCCTTGACGTGAGCAAGGCGATTGATAAGCAGGCAGGGGCGGAGCGGGAGGTGGTGGGCACTAGCGCCAACGGCATAGCAGGCGGAACCGGTAAACATGCAGGCGAATCGGAAAAATATGGATTTGCTAAAGAATACAACATCACCGCTCCTGCCACGCCCGAAGCCCAGCAGTGGCACGGCTTTGGCACTGCGCTCAAGCCCGCAAACGAACCCGCCGTGCTTGCACGGAAGCCACTGTCAGGCACGGTGGCGGACAATGTGCTGACGTGGGGATGCGGTGCGCTGAACATTGACGGGTGCAGGGTGGGGAATGAGGAGCGAATAAATCAGGGAATGTCATCATTAGGGGTAATGCACGATGATGATTGGCAACCAAAAAATGTGTCAAGTACGGTCAGTGGACGTTGGCCTGCCAACGTCATCCTCGATGAGGAGGCGGCGCAGATGCTGGATGCACAGAGTGGGCACGGCGCATCACGATTTTTTTATATTGCAAAATCATCGAAAGCGGAGCGGGAGGCGGGGCTTGACTGTATATGTACCGTAAAGTACAATGTTGATAGGTCTATTTTAGGAGGCTTATCATGGAAAGACGTAAGTACGGTAGCGGTTCAATTACTGCAAAAGGTTACATCCGAATTGGCAATGCTGAAATGGCACATCGACGAGTATGGCGAAAACATTACGGCGCAGTACCCGTCGGATTCTTTATTCATCACATCAATGGAGATAAGCAAGACAACCGCATTGAAAACTTGCAACTTGTTGATGCACTTACTCACAAACGAATCCATAGCGGATGCGAATTGCGAGATGGGCAATGGTTCAAGCCATGCAAAAAGTGCGGAGAGTTTAAGAGCGTGGATTCTGAATACTACAAACGGAAAGATGGAATTAGCCCTTGGTGTCGTCAATGTTGTATTGACAACGCTGTCGCAAATAAACAAAAAAGAGCCACAGCAAAGAAACAACAGTCATAGCACCGTCAAGCCCATTACGCTCATGCGCTACCTCGTCCGCATGGTCACGCCCCGTGGTGGCGTCGTGCTTGACCCGTTCATGGGCAGTGGTACGACGGGGTGCGCCGCCATGCTGGAGGGGATGAACTTCATCGGCATCGACATCACTCCGGAGTACAAAGACATCGCCGAGCGACGCATTGAGTATTGGGCATCGCAAAACCCGATGGAGCTCTAATCTTGACACCGCCCTGACAATGGAAGTAGGGAGGTGATATGACACAACCACAAAAACTCGCAGGCATCCCCAGCACCTACGGTGGCTGGCAAGTGCAAGTCATCGCCGACGCCACGGGTGCGCTATACATCTCGCAGCTCGGCAAGATGCCACGGGGCAAGGTCTGGGCATTTCGAGTTTGGCGCAAAGCCACCGCTGCATCGCCGACCGCCACGCTGGTGCTCACACTGACCGCTGGGAACAACGCTTCACTGTCCGTGGTAGACGGTGTGCTGTACGCAGTCGAGATTCGCAAGGGCGGAAGCATTTGGCTCAACGCCGTTCCCGGCTTTGCACCGCTAAGGTCGTAGCATGGCCACATTTCGGAGCGACATTCGACAGTGGAAGAGCGTAGATGAATTCCGTGCGCACCTCAGTGCTCACCATCCCAGCGTGGCATGGTGGGCGCTTGGCGTGACGCTGCATCACACATGGAAACCACGACGTCAGGATTGGCGTGGCCTTCGCACGCTCGAAGCCATCCGCAAGTTCTACATGAGCAAGGGCTGGGACTCGGGCCCACATCTGTTCATCGCCTACGGCTCGCCCGATCCCGCCGACGACGGCATCTGGCAACTCACCGCCCTGAACGAGCGGGGCATTCACGCTGGCTACCCAGCCAACAACCGCCATTGGGGCATTGAGGTGGTGGGCGACTACGACAAGGAGCCGTGGTCGATGCCACTGCACGACTTGATGGAGGGCACGACGCTGGCGCTGCTTGATTGGCGTGGCATCGCCGTGGGCAGTGAGTCACTCAAGGGACACCGCGAGTGGGGCAGTCCCAAGACGTGCCCGGGCCGTGCCATCAACATGGACATCATCCGCAGGGACTTTGCACAAGCACAGACGAGGGAGCAATGACAGAGTCAGTCGAGGTCAAGCTGGCACGGCTTGAGGAGAAAATTGACCAAGTACTCAGGCGCTTGGAAAGTGGCGACCGACAATTCAGAGAGCTGGATGACCGTGTTGCTGAACTTGAGAAGAACGTCAACCGACTATGGGGCGGCATTGCGCTGGCCACCGTGTTGATTCCGCTTATTATTCGTTACCTGATGGGAGGCTGATATGGTAAAGCGCTGGTATGAATCCAAGACCCTGTGGGTCAATGTCCTGACGTTGCTCGCCATGATCCTCAGCGCCGTGATGCAGTGGCCAGAGCTGCAGAGCATCGCCCCGCAAATCGCCGTGGCGCTGAGCTTGGTCAACATTGCTTTGCGCTTCATCACTGACAGCAAGCTGGTGTAGCCATGGCACTGCGCAGTCGAGCGGTGGCCATTCGTGCCACCGAAGTGCTAGACGCCATTGAGGAGCTCGGCTTCCTGAACAAAGCCTGCGAGGCGCTCGGCTTCGACCGCAAGCAACTGTGGCGCATGATTGACCGTGACCCCGCTTTTGCTGAGCAAGTACAACGGGCGGTGGAGCGGGGCAGGGTCAAGCGCAAAGACTGGCTCGAGTCGCTTGCGTACAGCATGGCGCCCGAGAATCCGACCATGGTAATGTTCCTTCTCAAGCGGGAAGACCCCAGCTACAGAGAGTCCTACAATGTTACGACCAGCTCCACACCAACTGACTACGTCATCGACCTCAGCACCCCCAGTGAGAGTCCTGCACTCTACGCAGACCCCGCCCCAGCGGAGGTTCTGGAGTGATGCGCACCGCTTTCGACTTTTCGTTGGTGGTCGTGGCAGTGGCAAGACGCGAGCCGGTGCAGTGGAGGTGCTTCGCCAGCCACCCGGCACGACGTCGCTCATCATCGCCCCGACGTATCCCATGCTCCGACTCGGCGCCATGGAAACCATGCTGAACCTAGTCGGCAAGATGGGAGTGGGCATATCGTGGAATAAGTCAGACCTCGAGCTGAAGCTCCTCGGTGACCGGCGCATCATCTTCCGCAGTGCCGACAATCCCGATCGGCTGCGTGGTGCGAACGTCGGATTCCTGTGGCTCGACGAGGCGGCGATGATGGATGCACAGATTTGGCCCACCGCTATCGCCACGTTGCGCCATGCTCCGGGCAGTGCCATTGCCACGACGACGCCACGGGGCAAGGACTGGCTGTATGAGCTGTGGACGACGGGCGGCGCCGACTACAGCATCACAGAGAGTGCCACGACTGACAATGTCTTTCTGCCGTCGCACTTCGTGGAGACGTTGCGCCAGTCGATGACCTCCGAGATGTACGCACAGGAAGTACAGGGGCAATTCATCGACCCGCTGGGCTCACTGTTTCAGCGGCACTGGTTCACCGCCGTTCCCGTACTGGGACTTGGCGGCGTCTACCAAGCAAAGCGCCGACTACACGGCCAGTGTGCGAGCGGCGATGCACGACGGCGTGGTCTATCTTGACGGCGGTATCCACATGAAAGCGGAGTGGCCAGACGTGCGCAAAGTCATCGTCGCCACCATGCTGTCAGAACGCAGTGATACACAGGTCGGCATCGAAGAGGCACTGCAAGGGCTCGCCGCTGTGCAGGAACTGCGCCGCATGCCAGAGTTGAGCGGAGTCACCTTCCGTGGCATCAAGGTGGACAAAGACAAGGTGTCGAGAGCCATGCCGTGGGCGGCACGAGCCGAAGCGGGGACGGTGAAGCTCGTGGCGGGCCAGTGGGTCAAGCCGTTTATTGACGAGGTCGTTGCCTTCCCGACCGCACCACATGACGACTACGTGGACGCCGCATCGGGAGCGGTGATGATGATGAGTAAGCCGAAGATTCAGTGGGAGATACTATGACCTATAACTCGTTGCCCGCATGGTTCGAGCAATTGCGTCGGGGCGGGCGCATCGCTACCACTGCGGATGCCTACAGCGTGTCCCCACTGCTGTACCGTGCCACGAACCTCCGTGCCGATGCACTCAGCTCGGTGCCGTACCGCCTGACGTACCAAGGAGAAGACGCAGAGTGGCCATTCGTGCAAAACCCCGCCCAGCTCATCAAGGACATTGAGCGAGCATTGTGCCTCACCGGCGGCGCCTATCTCTACAAGATTTACAAGGGCAAGCGCCTCACTGGCTTTGTTCCACTCAACCCGACCACGATGAATGTGGCACTCATGACCGACAAAGCGACGCTCGAGAATCCACTCCTTGGCGCTAGCTTCGTGCAGACGGTGAATGGCAAGTCGTATGGGCCATGGAGTATCGCCGACGTGGTGTACTTCCGTGAGCCCAGCTATCTTGACGACATCGGGCCCGGCATCGCTCCGGCGCACGTTGCACTGGCCAACGCAAAGCTGGAGCACTATCTATCCCGCTTTGCCTCGGCATTTTTCGAAGGCGGCGCACAGCCGGTGACCATTATGAACTTGCCCGAGCACATGGACGAGGCTGAGTTCCAGCGCTTCCGCACGGAAATGCGCTCGACCATTGGCGGCGGGATTATCAACGCGTTTAAGATGATTTTCATGCGGGCACCCGATATTAAGATTGAGCAGTTAACCCCGCCGATCAATACCATGCAGATGCCCGAGCTGTACGAGCGAGTCATCACCAGCGTCGGCATGGCGTACGGCGTACCCCGCACCATGCTTGAAGCCAGCGCCGCCAACTATGCTACCGCAGAGTCTGACCGACAAAGCTTTTGGCGCGAAACCGTGATTCCCCGCCTCAGCATGTACGAAGCGGTGCTCAATGCGCAGGTCTTTGCCCCGCTTGGCTGGAAAATCAGCTTTCAGCCGGAGATGATGGATGTGATGCAGGTGGATGAGGCAAGCCGCGCCGGATCACTGCTTCAGCTTGTCCAGGCTGGCGTACCGCTCCGTGGAGCAATGACCATCCTCGGCTACGACGGCATCGACGAGGCGCTTGGCGCTGTCCCCGCCGCTCCTGCACTGCCAGAACCACCGCCCGACACACCGCCGGACGAAGTGATTGCACCGCCGGACAATGTGGCCAAGCGTGCGGAACATTGGGAGTTGCTTGCAAAAAAACTTGAGCGTCGCATCAAAGCTGGCAAGAGCGCCGTGTGCAGCTTTGAGAGCGACGCTATCAGTCAAGATGAGGTCAAGTCCGTAATGGCGCGTATCACCCCGCACATCACCGTTCACGAGGCACGCCACATTGTGGACGAGGTCAAGGCGGTAGACGATATGACGGACGACGAGCGCCGCATCTACGACAAGCTGGTGGATGAGTTCCGCAAGCGTGGCGAGGCATGGGTGCGCAAGATTCTCCGCAATGAAAACGTCGACCCGACACTGGCCGACATTGTCGCACCGGTGCTCAATGCGGAGTTGAGCCGTGTGGCTCAAGCACAGATTGACACCATTGGGAATGACATCGGCGTGCCAGCGACCGACGCCGCACAAGACCGTGTGGTGGATTGGTTGGTGGACTACGTGCCAATGGAGACGAGGCTCATCGACGCCACGACCGCAGAGCGCATCAAGAAAGTCATTGACGTATACCGTCAGACATCGGGCATGACGTCGCAGGACGTGGCCGACATGATCCGCCCGAGCGTTGACCCTGCCCGAGCGTTGATGATTGCGCGGACGGAAACGGTGCGAGCACAGACACAGGCCAATGTCATCTACCAAGGGTATCTGCGTGAGCGTGGTCTGAACTACGAGCGCACATGGATAACGGAACGAGATGACATTACGTGTCCAATATGTGGCCCGCTTGACGGTACACCAGAGTCAACGTGGCCAGCAGACGTGGCAGGTGGTCCGCCTGGACATCCGAACTGCCGATGCTCTACCGCACTGCGATTGGTGAAATCATGAAGCTCGACATCGACGTGATTGCCAACGTTTCACTCGGTGCCTACCGTGAAGCGGTGCGTACCATCACGCTGGCGTATGCGAAGAGCGTCGAAGGCGAAATCCAGACGCAAAAGCCACCGCCACCAAAGAAGGGAGCGCAGGTCTACAAGTCGGAGAAACAGCGCCGCTTCGTGATGACCATGATTTCACAGGGCAAAATCACGGTGCCCTACGTGCGTGGTCGTGGCTCTTCACTCGCAGGGAGTCAGAACCTCAGTCAGTCCTACCGAGTCACGTTGGACGGTGACGAAGCGGTGCTCTACAGCGCCGCCAGCTACGCTCCCTACGTCATCGGCGATGAGCAGGCACCGATACATCAAAAGCGCTGGCTCACCGCCAGCAACGCCGCCCGCATCGTGGCCGATCGGGGAGAGCTTGACCAGATTGTGCGCAACACGCTGGAAGGGATGAAGTTGTAATGCCGTACTACATGGAAGCCGTCGAAGGGGAGTTCTGCGTGTTCAAGGAAGGACGGGACGAACCGCTGGAGTGCTACGACCGCGAGGCACAAGCGGAGGCGTACCTTACCGCCCTGAACATCGCCACAGCGGATGAAAACTACAAGGCGGAATCGGATACCTACGTTCCACCCGAAGCCGTCGCAGAGAACGCACGCCGTGCGCTCGAAGTGCGAGCGGAGAAGCCACCAAGTCAGCGAGGCATGACGCCGATTGGTCTTGCTCGAGCGAGGCAACTTGCCAATCGTCAGCCGGTGTCAGTCGCTACGTTACGCCGCATGGTGGCGTACTTCGAGCGCCACGAGGTGGACAAACAGGGTGAGACGTGGGCGGAGCAGGGCAAGGGCTGGCAGGCATGGCAAGGCTGGGGAGGCGATGAGGGCTGGGCGTGGGCTCGGCGCATTGTAGAGAGAGAGGACAGTATGGACGAGGAAACCAAGGCGCTGCACGTCATGGTGCACGTTGAAGTCACAGAGGATGGCCATGAAGACGAAGCGCAAGCCGAAGCCGAAATGGAGCAGGGCATTGCGGACATTGTTGAAGCCCTTGACACCCCTATGACAATGGAAGTAGGAGGGCAGTACGTGGACGTTATCAAATCACATCCGCAGGCGGTGAAAGCCGTCGACGACTACATCATCAAGGGACGCGGCGTGGTCTACGGCGGGGCAGACCTGACCAAAGACCGCTTTACCGCAGACACCGACTTCGGCGGGTCACGGCCGTTCGAAGGCATGCCCGTGTTTTATGACCATGCACTCGGCGGCATCAAGTCGCAAATCGGCACGGTCAAAGCATGGGTACCCACTGATGACGGCATCGACGTGGAGATTGAGCTTGATCGCCGCCACAAGTACGCCGCCGACGTGATGAAACTCGTGGAAGCTGGAGCGCTTGGACTCAGCACCGGCGCGGTGTCGCACTTGGTCGTACGACAGCCCATCAAGGGCGGCTACGAAATCAAGCGCTGGCACGTCGCTGAAATTAGCCTCACTCCCGAGCCCGCAGAACCCCGCACCATTACCGAAGTCAAGAGCGAAGAGGACGCCGCGTCGAGCATGGCTGACGCACTGTCAACGCCTGACGATACAGAGACGATTCCAGCAGACACCGCATCACCAGAGGAGACCAAAGCCATGCCAGAAGGCATCATGGACAGCGCTCGCCACGACGAGCCACAGATGAAGACCGCACTTCCCGCCGCACCTGCAGAGAATCCGTTCGATAGCAACGAGTACTACCGCGCATACAAGCGCTTCATCGATGTGAAGAACCCCATCGAAAAGCAGGACGACAGCGCCGACGTGTTCACCACGCTGCGCAATGCCACCAAGTCCTACGCCGTCAAGACGCAAACCGAAGGCACCAACAACGACGGTGGCTTCACGGTTCCGACCGCAGTCAACCGCATGGTCGTCGCCCGCCGTGACGAATCCAGCTTGCTTGGTCAGTTTCGCTTCATGCGCGTCACCACGGACACGTGGAAAGTGGTTGTGCCTGCCCAGTCGACCAAGGCAACCGCCGCGATCGTCGGAGAAGGCGTCACTGCTACCGCCAGCGAGCCGAACATTGCCAACTCGAAGACCATCCAGCTGTACAAAGACACGCTCGAGTTCGCCATCACCGAAGAGCTCCTTGCTGACACCGCCAGCAACTACGAAGAGTTCCTCATGAACGAAATCGCTCGCGCCATGGCCGTCAGCGTGAACACGTTCATCATCAAGGGCACGGGCTCGAGCCAGCCATACGGCATCACTGCCCGCGTAACCAACGATATTCCACTCAGTGCCACTGTGGCCACTTCGGCGCAGGTGCTCAACGTGTCAACGGGCATCAACGGCTCGTACATGACTAACGGCGAGACCGGCTTCGTGATGCGCAATGCCACATGGGGCGCCATCCGCGGTCTTGACCTTGCCAACACCGGCATGATTCTGACCAGCATGGAAGGCGGCGTACGACGTATCGAGTCGTGGCCGGTCGCACTCAGCGAGCAGGTCGACGCCTACGGCACGTCCACCAACGAGCCTATCATCTTCGGCAACTTCAGCTACTATGCCTTTGCAGAGCGCACCGCTGGCGTGCAAATCGAGCGCGACTACAACCCGCGCACCGGTGTCACCTACATGATCGCCAAGTGGCGCTTCGGTGGTGACGTGACTCAGCCAGAGGCCTTCGCCATCGGTAAGCATGCGTAGTAATACCACGAGTGCGCTGATGGATTCATCAGCGCACTCATTGGAGAGACAATGAAGATTCAGTTACTCTACGCAGTGGCACAGATTGGAGAGCGTGGCGAGCTCATCATTCACGGAGCGGGCGACATCGTCGACTTTGACGACTACGAGGCGAAGACGTTGGTTGAGCAAGGACAAGCCGTTGCACTGGATGAGCCCGAGCCCACGCCCGTCAAGCGAGTTCCGAAAAAGGTGCTCTAAACATGGCATACATCACCACCGCACAGCTCAAGTCGTATCTGGGCATCACGGTCAGCACCGATGACACGGAGCTGGGCTACATCCCCGACCGTGTCACTGCGGCGATTGATGCGTACTGTCACCGCCACTTCGAGCCCGAGTCCGAACACGGGCCAGCGGCAAGCCACACCCACTACTTCACACCGCTTCTCGAGGTGGACGGCGGCGACCTGCTGGACTGGCAGACACTGAACCTGCGGCACGACCTCGCAGAGCTCACCAGCATCACCAATGGCGACGGCACCGCAATTGCGGCAGGTGATGTGGTGCTTCTGCCGTTGAACGTAACGCCGACCAGCTTTATCCGCATCAAATCGGGCATCAATAAAACGTGGGCATACACCACGAGCCCTGAAGGTGCCGTGCAGGTCGCTGGGAAGTGGAGCTACAGCCTTAACGTCCCTGAAGACGTCAAAGCGGCGGCACTTCGCTGGGGCGCACACCTCTACCGCCTGCGCACGGGTGCCACGTCGGTGCCAGCCGATGTAACCATCAGCGCCGACGGCAGTGCCTTTGCATCGAACCGCATCCCGAGCGACGTGGCCCAACTCCTTCGTCCGTACATTCGGAGGTCGTAGCATGGGAAGCCAGCTCGACAGCATCCTCGACGCTTTGCAGGCGATGACCATCACCGGCTACAGCTACACGGTCTACCGTGGCTCCACGCTGAAGAACGTCATCGACATCGCCAACACGCCGTGCCGCATCATCTCGGCGATTGGCGTGCAAAGTGGGCGCACCGATCGGCTGACGTTCGGCACTGGGGCGCTGATGCGCACCGATTGGACAATACAGGACACCGCCCTGATTCGCCCCGCATCGCTTGGCATTGGACTAAGCGACGTGGCGGCGACCATGGAGGGATACCTTGCGGCATACCACGAAGCCGTGCGAAGCGCTTTTGATGCCAACTCACGCTGGCTCATCACCGACGTGGCAGTGCGCAGCCAAGTGCTGGAGTGGCCAGCGGCGTCGGGCAATTTCTTTGACGCAGTCGCGGCCACGCTTACCGTGACCGACATTATCGAGTAGGGAGATACATCATGGCACAAACTACAGGGGCAGTCAGCGGAGCCGCCGCGGCGGTATCCGTCAAAATCGGAGTCGGCGCCTACGTCGACCACTCAGGGTGGACGCAGAGCGTTGACGCAACGAGCGCAAGCATCACCAACGCCGAAGCCTACACCTTCGACGGAGACAATGCGATTATTCTGCTGGGCAAAGAGGAGCCCGTAGAGGTTACTGTGAACTTCCTCTACACCGAGGTGGCCACGGAGCTCTGGGAGCTCGCTGAAGCCGCATTCCAAGCCAAGAGCGCCGTGCAAGTCAAGTGGGAGCCGAAAGGCTCTTCGGGCAAGCAGATTGAGACGCTCGCAGGTGGCTATATCACCAACATCGTCTACCCATCGGTCGCCGCGGACTCCGCAGGGCCTGTCGTCGCCGCCATCACCGTGCGTGCACCTGGCATCGGATACGCCGCATAGTCGGGCAGGGCGGCGTGTCGGGACACCACGTCGCCCAGCCATCACTCTGTGTCCCCGCTATGAAGAGGTGTCCCATGTCAAACATCACCGAGTACACCGTCAATCCGGACGAGATTTATCTTGACGATGTGGCTGAGCTGAGTGATGCACTGAAAGCCACTGACTTTCGCCGTGTCAACGCCGTGCTGGTGCGCTGTGTCACCGACGTCGACGGCAATCCGATCGAACGGGTCAAAGCGACGCACGCCGTGAAGTTGGCCAAGCGCATCATTGAGGCAATCAGCGAGGGCGACGCGGGAAACTAAGGACGGCAGTGCTGGCGCATCTCTGGACACAGGCAGAAATGCCATTTGCATACCTTGAACTGATGTTGTGTCGAGATGTCTACCACTGCCCGCCAAGTCAGCTCCCACCGTGGCATAAAATTCGCCAGCATCTTATCTGTATGGACGCTGAAGCGCACATCCGATTGGTAGAGGCGAGGAAGGCAAAGCGTGGCTGAAACCGTAGTAATTAGATTTAAGGGCGAAGATGATTTGACGCCCGTCGCCAACAAAGTCGCCGACAGTGTCAGCAAGGTCGACGACAGTGCGAAGCGCGCTGGCAAAGGCTTTTCTGCGCTTGGTGAAATCGCCGTGGGCGCACTGCGAGGCATCGGTGAGGCGGCGCTGAACATCGGCGCAAGCGCACTCAGCGGTACCTTTGATTTTTTCAAGACCGCCGTGCAGGGCAGTGCAGAGTATCAAGCCGCACTTGCACAGACTGAAGCGGTCATCGCCTCAACCGGCATGGCGGCGGGGTTCACTGCGCAGGACATGGAAAAGCTGGCACGAGGCCTGTCCGCAGTGAGCGGCGAGAGTTTGTTCACCGATGACCAGCTCCTTGGTGCACAGAACGTCTTGGCTACGTTCACGAACATTCAGGGCATTAACTTTAGTTCTGCTACGCAAGCCATCGCCGACCTCAGCCAAGCCATGGGGCAAGACCTGCAAAGCTCAGCGGTGCAAGTCGGCAAAGCGCTCAACGATCCGGTGCAAGGCATCAGTGCTTTGCAACGAGTCGGCGTGAGCTTCACCGAAGACCAGAAGCGAGTAGTGGAATCACTCGTAGAGATGGGCGACACCTCCGAAGCCCAGCGGCTCATCCTGAAAGAACTCGAACGGCAGTTCGGTGGGAGCGCCGCCGCCGCCGCACAAACTTTTAGCGGACAGATGACGGTGATGACTGAACAGATCGAGGACGCAAAGGGCGCCATCGGCGATGCACTCCTTCCGCTCCTCACGGAGATGGTCAGCATCTTCGGCACGCATCTCCTGCCGACGCTTCGTGAAAGCACCGCCTCCATCGGCGCATTCTTTCAAGGCATCAGCGATAGCGGCGGCGTCATGGCCACCATTAACGGCATCAAAGCATCGTTCCAGCGCCTCGTGGCGACCAATCCGATTCTGCAGCGCCTGGTTGTGCTCGGCGGCGAGGTGTCCGCCGCATTCGCTACGCTCTACGCTGGTATCACGGAGCTCGCCGCCGACCCCGCCTTGCAGAAGTGGGGTGGATTCGCACTGCAAATCCTTGAGAAGGTGGCGCTGGTCATTATCGACAGCTTGGTGCTGGCTTTTCAGATACTGCGAGTCACTATCGACGTAGCGGTCGATGTCATCAAAGTTTTTGCCACTGCCATGGAGCCGATTTGGTCGGTGGTGTACCCGAAGATTGTCGCAGTACTCACTGCCATCTCCCAGCTCCTCAGAGGTGACTTCGCAGGCGCATGGCAGACGGTGAAAAACGTAGTGGTGACTGCGTGGACGGAGGTGTACAACGTGGTGTCACGTGTCATCACCGACCTGTACAACCGCGTGCGCAGCTTTATCGGCGACATCCTCGGCACTGCAATAAACATCGGCAAAGACATTGTCAACGGCATCGCCACGGGCATCATGCAGGCAAAGGCGTCAGTGGAAAGGGCGCTCAGGTCAGTCATCGATGCCGCCATCCAGAAAATCAAGGATATGCTTGGCATTTCATCGCCGAGCAAAGCCATGGCCAGCATGATCGGCGTGCCCATGGTGCAAGGCATCATCTCTGGCAGTGCAACCGGCGTACAGCGCGCCGTGCAGGCGCCGCCTGCAGAAGCGTCGCAGACCGTGCAAAACTTCTACCTCACTGCGAACTACCAGACAACGCAGAGCCAGTCATCGGTGCGCAATGACTTGCGGGCCATGCAGCTCCTTGCGGGAGGCGTCGCCTAATGCCATACTCTATCACCTACACCACTGCGGGAACGACGTACGACCTCAACGGCGTTAATGCGGGTATCGGGGTCACCGTGCGCTACTTGGGCGACCAAGGCTTCGGCATGGCGCCCATGCAACGCATCACTCAGCGTGGGCCACTTCAGCAGGGTGACACCGACGTGGGGTACCGCCTTGACCCACGCATCATCCAGCTTCCGCTCCTCGTGGAGGCGATGACGATGGACGCGGGCTATACCGCACGCAAAGGCTTGCTCAAGATTTTTACACCAGCGAACGGTGCGGGCATCCTCAGAGTGACGACCGATCTGTATGACCGTGCTATCCTCGTGGTGCCCATGGGCGGGCTGGATTTCAACCAAGACCCACAAAGCGGCTATCATATTCGTACGGTGGTGCAACTCCGTGCCGCTGACCCGACGTGGTATGACCCCACCATCGTCAACGCGGCGCAGACACCGACGATTACTGGCACGCCCACGCCCGTCCCGCTGACCATCCCATGGACGGCTGGGTCAAGCTCTATCAACTCCACGCTGAACTTCACGTATGACGGCGATTTTATATCATACCCCATCATCAGCGTGACGGGGCCGATTACTGACCTGCTCATCACGCATACCACTACGGGGTATGTGATTGGTGTGACGGGCACTATCATCGCAGGAGATACGTGGACGTTCGACTTACGCTACGGGCAAAAGACGGTTACCGACCAAGCGGGCGTTAATCAAATCGCAAACCTCACCAGCGGGTCGGCGCTGGCGGACTTTGCCATCATCCTCGGCGCCAACACCATCACGGTATCAGGCACCACGACGACATCAGCCAGCACGGTCAACATCACGTACTACACACGATATACAGGAGTATAGGCATGGCAGAGCAAAGCATGTTTTGGCCCACGACGGGCACGGGCGACGGAATCAGCGGAGGGTACACCGATGCACGACTGAAGACCATCTGGAAAGCAGCGCTGGGTAACGGGGTCTTGCAGTACCAAAACAACCTCACCGCTACGGGCACGGGCACGTCAACGCTGGCAGTCAATACGGGCGCCGCCGTAGTCGAGGGATACCTGTACGAAAACGACTCTAGCGCCTCTATCGCCACCGCATCGCTGGGCTCGGCGACGTATGGTCTGTACGTCATCGCCAACGAGGATGCTTCTGCGCTGGCAGTGTCACGCTCAGTGGCAGGTACTACGGTGGCGGCGAAGTCGACGCGGCTGGCGCTGAACTCCACGACGCCCGCACAGCCGAACATCAAGATTGCCACGGTCGTGACATCGGGCGGAAGCATCACCAGCATCACGGCAGAAAATAATCGCTTTGCTTCCAGCCGTGTCAAGACGGTGGGCAGCAGCACGCTGGCGGTTGGAACGCGCACGACCAATCAAAGCATCGCCAACAACACGAACACGGTCATCACGTTCGGCTCGGTGACAAACTCCGATTACGTGACGGGCGTAGCTGGCACGGGCGTTTTTACCATCAAGGAGTCGGGGGTATACAGCCTACAGGGCGGATATAACGTCACATACAATGCGACTGGCTATCGCTCAAGCTGGGTCGCCATCAACGCCGCTATTCAGCTTGACACCATCGCTCAGTTCACAGCCACAGCGATTGGAACCTCGGGCACGTCGCGATATCTGATGGCCACGCAGTTTGAACTCGTCGCGGGTGACACCGTGGAGTTTTATACCTATCAGGACTCTGGCGGCGCGCTCAATCTTACTCGTGCACGGTGCACCATCGCGAGGCTCGGATGAGCGTCAGCTATACAGTCATCGCGTACAGCAGTGCAGGCACACGGCTCTCCTACAGTGACGACGTGCTGTCGCTTGACTGCACGCGAGCGGTAAACGGGATTGATATTTTTAACCTTACGTACCTGACCACCGCCAACTCCGTGCAGTACCTCGTGGCGGGCTCGATTGTC